AAAAAAAGCGGCCAAAAATTTGACCGCCTGGACAAAACAGTTAACCCTAATTAACCGCTTTATTTTCCTTTCAATGCAAATATAAATAAAAATGGAATACTACACAGCAATTATTTTTTTTGAGGATCACAAAAAAATAACACCAAAAAAATATCGGAATATTAACCGAGTTGAAAACTTTATTGAATTTGCCCGCAAAGTTGGCGGACATTATGTAAATTTATACGAGAAAAAAACAAAACGATTTTATTGCCGCGTCTGGTTGAACAATTAAAAAATTAGCAGCAACCCAGCACGCCGCCAAAAAGCCAGCCTAGCGCTGGTTTTTTTTTGCCTGGTATGTATCGCTTAAAAAGTAGGTTAAATTAAAGGTGAAAAGAAAATAATTTAAACCAGTTTAAGTGGTTTAAAATAGGTGGTTTAATTTTTATCTTTGCTAGCTCAAGCGTACGCAAAGATAATAAATTTTAAACTAAAAGTTTAACCAACACACACTATTTTTAAAAAAAAGTTTTTTTGTTTGAAAATCGAACAATTTTTCGTAACTTTGTAAGGTATGGCAGCAAAAAAATGGCTAGCAGCTCTATTGGGCGCGGCAGCAGTTTACTGGATTTACAGCAAATACCGCTTTTCAAAAGAGGTTAGTTTTTTTATATCCAGGGTTGGCCTAGGTGGATCATTTTTAGATCCACAAATCAAAATTGATGTTACAATCAATAACCCTACTGGAATTACTACAACAATATCAAATATTAACGCGGAGTTGTTTTTAGAAAGCGGGCAAAAAATAGCAGATGTTTACTATAATCAAAAAACTAATATTGCGGCGTATAGCCAGATCGTGTTGCCGCTTGTAGCAGTAACAACCCTGGAAGGCGCAATAATAGCAGTAAGACAGGTTTTAAATACAAAATCGGCCAATTTTCAGCTAACTGGAACGGCGGCTGTTGATGGCGTTTTATTACCTTATGACATTAAATACAAGTTTAATGATTAGTAAGAAGGTAGTTTTGCAAAAGCTATCACCTTTTAATAATTATAGGAAGGTGGTAAGTACGGATCAAACGGTAACAGATATAATCGACGGAATATTGGACACACATAACCAATATTTTGGCGAATATGATAAAATAAGTGATCTTTTTGTTGGTGATAGTGAATTGGAAACGGCGCGCAACATTTTTAATTTTTTAAAATCTAGCGTACCTTATTACATAGAGAGCAACAAAAATCAAACACTAAGAAGCCCTAGCGCGATTGTGGCAATGCCAGCGGACTGCAAAAGTTATGCTTTATTTGCTAATGGAGTGTTAGACAGTTTAAACCGAAAAGGTATTTTACAAGTACCCCTAGCGTTTAGATTTGCGGGCTATAAAAATAATACCAGGGAGCCACAACACGTTTTTGCTGTTATGTACCCAGGAACAAAAAAAGAAATTTGGATTGATCCAGTATTACCAAGGTTTAACGAAAAGCGTACACCTACATTTTATAAAGATAAAAAAATAAAAATGGCACTAATTGCACTAAGCGGCGTAAATTATTCGACAGACGATAAAAGAGCTGAAATGGCTAAATACCGCGACAAGCTAGTTAATGATCGCGATAAACTTTTACAAGCTGGCGTAATTACACCAGGATCAAGCAAGGAATTACAATATAAAGTAGCAATAAACAAAGTAACAATGGCATTACAAGATTTACCGAGTATGTCGGGAATGGATAACAGTATGGCTGGCCCATTTGATTTTAACGAAGCGTTTAAAGGTTTAATTACCGCGGCGCCAGGAATTGTAAGCGCTTCACGTCGTGGATCACAGCAAGATCAATTTCAACAATTTGATCAAGGCCTACCAAGTATGCGTCCTGGTCAACAACAACAACAACGCGCTGGAATTAGCACAAACACTTTGTTGTTAATTGGCGGGGCCGCTGTTGCAGCGTTTTTAATTTTTAGAAAGAAATAATGAAAATAAAGTGTAGGGGTTGCGGGTGGAGTTGGAATTTATCCAAAGGTGGCGCAGATCCTTACATTTGCCATAAATGCGGTATGAATAATAAAAGATATTATAGTAACAGAAGTATTGGAGTAGCGCCACTGGTAGCAGTAGCAGCGGCTAAACCTATTGCCGCACTGGTAACAACAGCAATAAGCGCTTTGCCTGGTATAATTAGTTTTATTAGAAATATTTCGCAAAGGCCAGCTGGTGAAGCCAGGGATAAAATTAACGCAATTAAACCTATTATAGCAAAGCAAGACGCCAGGGACAGATTAGCCAATGTAATTGCAGTAAGCAAACAAAATTTTAGGGCCGCAGATGTTGACGTAAAAGAAATGTTGTTATGGTATCGTGAAAATTACGCCAACGACTATACCCAGTTAGCGCCAGCGGATAAAGAATATTTTAATACATATTTAGACGGATATAGGCAAAGATTTTTATCGACTAGGCCAGATTTACAACAAATTGCAGATAAGGCCTATTTCACTAATGATCAAATAAATTATAAAGAAAACGCGCCAGGAACGCAAAAAGCTGGAATGAATATTCTAGTAACACTGGGAATTGTTGGCGCTGGTATTTTCGCACTATCAAAAATGAAAAAATAATGACCGCAGCACAAAAAGCAGCAAAGGCAAATTTTAAAAAAGCCATTGAATACAGAAAAAAAACTGGCGTTTCTCTAAAAGAAGCGTTTGCGCACGTTTACGGTAAAAAAGTAGGCGCGGCCCCTAAAAAGAAGGCAGCAAAGAAGTCAGCACCTAAAAAGGCGGCTAAAAAGGTTGTAAAAAAGGCAGCACCTAAAAAAGTTGCAAAGAAGGCAGCACCTAAAAAGCATACAAAGTATGGCAAAGTAAAAGCGCACACGCGTAGAGTAGCTGGCGTAAAAAAGCCTGAAAGTGTACATAAAGACACTAAGAGCCATAATGTTAATATTCGTGTGATGTCTGGTTATAAAAAAATTGGAAATTTAGATGAAATTAATAAAGGCGACATTTTAGTTTCACATTGGGGTTACGATCAAACAAACGTAGATTTTTATACTGTAATTAAAAAAACAGGTTTAGGAGTTACATTAGCACCAATGGGAGAAAAAATTGTTGAATACAATAGTAATAATATGTCAGGCCGAGTTTTACCTGGTGAAATTAATTACACTGCAAAAACAATAAATAGAAAAATAAAAAAATATAGCGGTGGCGTTTATGTTAGTATTAACACATTTGCAACAGCTAGTAAATGGAATGGACAGCCACAATATTTTTCAAATTATGCTTAATTATGTACAAAATTTCTTTATATACTAAAAGAAAAGCAAAGGCGTTAAATGTTATTGTTTTACCTAGTGAAAAGAAAAATAAAAAAATTGATGTTTATGATGTTTACGGCAATTTCTTAGCAAGCGTGGGTGATCCTAACTATTTAGATTACCCTAGTTTTTTAAGATATTGCGGTAAAAAGATAGCAGACGAAAAAAGAAAACTTTATAAAATAAGACACCAAAAGGATAGAACGGTTAAAGGATCCCCAGGATATTACGCCGATCAATTACTTTGGTAAAATAAAACCTTCACAATAATTTAAAAACAAAAAAAATGCGTAGAAGAAAAGCAGCAAAAAAAAGAAGCCCTAGACGTCGTCGTATGTCTGGAATTGGCAAAGTAGGCGGCGCAGCAACAACCGTACTTTATACAGTAGCGGGAGCAGCAGCAGCCCAGTTAGTTGGTAAGTTTTTACCAGCAGCAACAAATGACAAGATCAAAGCAGCAGTTCCAGTTGCAGTAGGTCTATTCTTACCTAAGTTTGTAAAAGGAGCAGCGGGCCAAGGTCTTGCAGCTGGTATGATCGCCGTTGGTGGTCTTAAACTTGTACAATCTTTTGGAGTGTTAAACGGTATCGGTGAAGTAGCTAGTGATGTATTTTACAAAGCGCCACAAATCGCAGCCTATTACAACCGCGAAGGATTAGTTGACAAAAGCTACATGACGCCGTCAATAGCTGGCCTGGACGAAGAAGGCTGTTAATTATTTTCTTTTCACCTTTATTTAAAAAAAATAAAAAACTTATAACAAATGGCATCACAAATGGGTTCTAGAATGGTTTTCGAAAATGCGAAAGCCCTAGTGCGCGGATTAGGTTATTCAGCCGATCACGCAAAATTAACGCAATCATATTTGCGTAGTGAAGTAGCGCTAAGCACTTCTATTGCTAACTATCATATTCCAGTTCTTGTAAACGATACTCAAAACGGTGCAAGCCGCGTAAATGAGAAGCGTCTAAACTTACAAGACATTTTCATCACAACTGAAATTGCAGTTTTAATTGGAGTAGGAGCAGCAACTAACACAAAAGCGCCGCTTTACACTTATCCAAATGGCGTAATATTTACTTCAGCAACAGACGACGACCTTTGGAGTATTTATAATGGTTATTTGAACCTTACAATTAACAATGAGCAAGTTTTACCAGCGTGGGACGTTTTACGTCACTACTTTGTGCCACAAACACAGGGCGGCGTAGGTATTACTGCACAAACTGTTTTCCCAGTGGATCAGTGGGCTGCAAGCCAAGACGCTTTTTACCCAGTTGAACCAGGTATTGTGATGAACGGTGCTGCAAACATCAATTTCCAGCTTACTGCAAATGGTGCGCCAGCAACAGTACTTTCAAATAGCTTTATTTGTGTTATTCAGCGAGGTATCTTATGTCAAAATGTTACTACTGTTAAGTAATAACGATATGTGCCTGGCGGGCCTTAAACGCCTCCGCCGCCGGTCGGACATTACCGGCACTTTTTTTAATTTATTAATTTTAAGATATGCGTATCAAACGGTTTGAAGCAGTCGAAATAAACGTACCTAGTGGATCTACACTTACACGTTTTTATTTTCCTGATTTACCACAGTTAAGAAATGCAAAGATTGAAGCTGTACAAGTTTATGTAGCTGGCGCAATTAGTGCAACGCCTTTAACTGGATCAACACCAGTTACAGTTGCGGACGCTAAAAAGTCATTTTTAACTTTGTACCAGGGTGATTTGCAATTAATATATAATATTCCAATACTAGGCTTAAACAATATCCAGGAAGGTACAACAACACCTTTTGTTTTTGAATTGCCTAGTATGAACGATATTGATATTAGCTGGACAAAATCTTTTGTATCTTTACCGTCAGCACTAGCAACCACAAACGTGGCGTATAGTTTTGGCGTTTATTACTACTTGTAAAATTTTTATATTATGGCAGCTTTTAGGCCCGAAATATTTACTATTGATGAAGTCATAAATTTTTATGATGCAGCAGACGGAAGCGAGTATAAAATATATGCTGGCGTTAATCCAACGCCACAATATTTACGATACAATTTTGCTGGCGAAAAAGAAATCGGACGCCAGGAACTTGTAAACGCCTTAACACAGCTTCGCAATAATATAGAAAATTACAACCCGTATTTAATACAAGTTATTAGCGAAGGAAGTACTGGTAGGGGCCGTACTAAAAAAGAAATTAGCCCAGTTCTTACCAGTATTTCTTTTCAGCTAAATAGGCCGCAATCTTATTTGCCAATGCAGCAAATGGCTGGCGTCGGTAGCCCTAGGACTGAGATGTTACTAGAAAAGCTAGTTGAACAAAACCAAATGTTACAAAGCAGAATAGCAGCTATTGAAGCCATGGACGAGATGGAAGAAGAAGAAGAAGCACCAAAAAGCCCTATTGATCAAATGTTGAGTAACCCACAGTTACAAGAAACACTAATTGCTGGCGTTATGGCCCTGGTTAGTGGAATGATCACAAAAGGTGGCACGCCAACAGCAATAGCGGGAATAGGTGATGAAGCAGAAGCAGTAGAAATTTTACAATCATTAATGAGCAAAGGCGTAACTATTGAACATCTAAGAAAATTAGATCAAATGGGTAGCGCAAAACTTAGTTCATTATTATTTATGTTATAATGGCCAGGAGTAATTTTTTAAAAGATAATAGCAGCCTAATTATTGGCCTAGTGGTGGTTTACTTTGGTTATACTAAAGTTATTAAGCCAATACTAGAAAGCGTAGGGCTGCAAAAAAGTAGCGAGGAGTTAGAAATTGAGAAGCAGACAAGCAACCCAGGCAGCCCCTGGAACCCAAACTATTGGCGTAAAGGTGGCGCAACGATTATCACTAATAGCCAGGTGCAAAAGTTTATTAATACAATTTGGAATGCACCAGGATATTTTTATGATGATTTCGACGCTGTTTTAGGCGTATTTAAGCAGTTAAAAACTAAAAGCCAGGTAAGTTACCTAGCGCATAAATTTAACGAGGCTAAAGGTAAGGATCTATTAAACTGGTTACAAGGTGGCGGCCCATTAAGTTGGCCAGCGGATCGTTTCAGTGCAGATCAGGTAAACCAGTTAATTAAATATGTTAGCGGTTTAAAAAACTATTAAAATGAAACAAAAGGGCAGTTTATTAATATTACTTTTATTAGCTGGCGTAATTGTTTACGCGGCTACTAGAAAACCAAAAAGGCGCGGATCTATTGAAATAGGCCCACTGGATAAAGGTGAGTTTATTACAGATCCAGCGGACTTATTAAGCGACGAAGAAAAATCAATGTTTGAAATATGAGCAATAAAAATTTAATGTTATTATTGGCGGCCGCGGCGGCGTATTATTTTTTCTTTATGAGAAAAAAAGCCCCTCTATTAACTACTTCACCAGGTACACCAGATCAACCAGCGCAACCAAGTTTGTTATTGCAACCGCAAATACAAACTGAAAGCACTACAATAGTTGAGCAGTTAAAAGCATTTAACGAAGGTTTAGCCGAGCAGCAAAGTAAAGAAAATCAATACCAAAATTTTTACGTTAACCAGGTTAGCGGAGTAAAGCGTTCAGGCGTTCCTTACACAATTTAATTTTCATTTCACCTTTAATAAAACAACAATGGCCGATTATAAAGTAACAGCGGAATTAATAAGATACGACGTAAACTTTACAACGTATGACCTAAGCGGTTACGTTACAAGCGACTGTAATAGTATTTTATTTATTAATTACGGAACTAATGCCGTACAGATTGAAAACGTAACACTGCAACAAAATCAAAGTTTACAAATTGAAGGCAACGTGGGGGAATATACAACGCGCCGCTTTTTTGCAAACTTTATAAATTCAGGGGGTTTTAATAACCTAGTAACAGTTAAGAAAAATTATAATCAATAATGCCAGCAATAGATTTATCCATATTAAACCAAAGACAGACGCCAGCGTTTTACGCGGATACGTTAGCCAATAGGCCCTCAGCTGGTTTTATTGGTAGGATCTTTGTGAGTACAAATACATTTGAGTTTTACCGCGACAATGGTACAACCTGGGATCTAATCGGCGGCCCTGGAACCAGTACGGTAACGGGAACGGGTGCCAATGGCCAGGTAACATATTGGAACGGTACCAGCTCAATTACTGGTAGTAACGATTTATTTTGGGATAGTGTAAATGGTCATTTGGGTATTGGTACAAATGTACCTGGTACCGCTTTACAAATTGATCACGATCAAAATCAATTTATAAGATTAAACCAAACAACACCCACAAACGATACTAAAATTGCATTTCAAAATAGCGGTGTTGCATTGTGGCGAATTGGTAATTCATACAACGCTGGTGCAAATGATTTTGGAATTTATGATGTAGTTGGTGCAATTCAGCCACTAACAGTTAAAAAGACAACGGGCCAGGTATTAATTGGAACGTCAACAGTAGGTTCTGGAAAATTAGTGGTAGCAAGTGCAACTGGTGACAATGGAGTGCAGATAGTAGGTGCAAGCGCACCTAGTTTGCGTATTGATAATGCCGAAAGCGGCCCAACAAAGCGTGCTGGTTTTGGTATTTCAACAGCTACAAATAATTTTATCCAGGGTAGTGCGGATCGCGACTTTTGTATGTTTAACGGATCCACAACAGCAAGCCCGATTTTATTTGGTATTTACGATACTACAAACGTCCAGGAAGCAGCTAGAATAAGTGCAGCAAGAAACTTTATTGTTGGATCATCAACCGATACTGGTAATAAATTACAAGTTACTGGAATTTCATACTTTAATGGTAGCGTAGGTATTAATATAACTAATCCCCTAACAAGGTTGCACGTTGACGGAACAGGAACACAATTAATTAGAGTATCAAGCAGTGATTTTGCTACTTTCCAACAAATGGGTGCTGGTAATGCTCAAACTTTTTTAGAATATAAAACTTTATATCGTTTAGTTAATACTGATTTAGGAGAAGCAGCTAGAATATCATCTACAAATAATTTTCTAATTGGCACAACAACAGACGCGGGGCAAAAATTACAAGTTAGTGGTACAGCATATGTAACTGGAAATTTAGGAGTTGGAACGAGTGATACATCTACTTATCGTGTGAACATTAATAATACAATGAATTGCAATGGTAATACATTTTTGGCAAGTGGAACTGGCGGTGTTGTAATTGGTGATACTACTAACCCTATTGGTACATTAGATATTAAAGCAAATTCACCAGTACAATATCTTCAAGCAAAAGTATCTGTAACAAGCGGATCTAGGGGTGATATTGGCTGGTTAAATTCTTTGGGTAATGGTGCGGCAACAATTAGAGCAATAGCAGCAAGTTCAGACGTACAAGCAACAAGTTTACAATTTTTAACAAGAGATACAACGGGATCACAAGTTGAAAGATTAACTATAAAATCTACTGGCGTTATAAATATTTCTGGAATACCAACAAGCGCAGCTGGTTTAGTAAGCGGCGATATTTATAGTAATTTAGGAGTTTTAACAATAGTACCTTAAATAAAATAATATGAAACAAATACAACCTATTCAAATTTGGGTAAACGGATCTTTACAAACAGCAACCGTTTTTAACCTAATCATTATTAATGATAACTTATCTAACAGTGCAACATTTTACTGGCAGTTATTAGATAGCGCAGAAGTAAAACTTGCAGACGGAAATTTAACAATGGGTGAACCGCAGTACGATCAATGGGGTACATCAACAGACGTTAACCAGTGGGCTTATGAGTGGGCCGCAACGCAGCTTAATATTACACTAGCTTAATTAATCTTTAAAATACAAAACCAATGGAAACTAAACAAGCACTTGCAATTTTAAAACAAATTTTAGACGCAGCTAGCAAAAGCGGTTTATTTGAAAATTTAACGGCAGCAATGACAGCGGCCGACGCTTACAATGCTATTGCGCGTGAAATATTAAAAGAGGAACAAGACAATGCAAACGGATCTGTTATTTAGTGCATGCATTTTTATTGCCGCTGGTGGCGGGTTTTATTTTACAACCAAAAATAGGTTAGATAAAATTGAACGTGATCTAGCCAGGCACAACAATACCAATACTGAAATATTGGATAGGCTGGCGCGCATTGAAACTAAACTTGATTTTTTTACGAGTAAATAAAACAATATGTTTAAGAACTGGAAAACAAGCCTATTTGGTTTAGGGGCAGTAATTAGCGGAATAGCAACAGTATTAAAAGGCGACGTGCCAACTGGTATTACAGCCATTTTAAGCGGCCTGGGTTTATTTGCAGCAAAGGACGCAGACATTAATTTAAATAACCGTCCTTAATGACTTCGCAAACTAAAAAAATATTAGTTATTAGCGCGGTTGTATTAATCTTATTAAGTACATCAATGGCAGTAGGAGCAAAGGCCGAGGAACTGATCAAAAGGTTTGAAGCCGACGACATAAACAAATATTTAAAAGCCTACCTAGATCCCGTTGGGATCCCAACACTGGGCTATGGAAGTACTTATAATTACGACGCAAAGCGTAAAGTAATGTTAGGCGATAGCATTACCCAGGAAAAGGCTGTTGAATGGTTAAGAAAGGAAACAAAATCAATAGTGCCAAAGATTAAAGCATTGGTTAAGGTACCTATTAACCAAAACCAGCTGGATAGTTTAACTAGCTTTGTTTATAACGTAGGTATCGGCGCATTTCAATCTAGCACCCTTTTAAGGTTACTTAATAGCGGCGCACCTAAAAGCGAAGTGGCGGCCCAATTTGACCGCTGGAATAAAGGCACTGTAAATGGCCAAAAAGTTATTTTACCAGGCCTAGTAAGGCGTAGAAGTGAAGAAAAAGCACTATTTTTAGCATAAGAAGCAAGTTGGTTAGATAAATTTCAATGGTCTAGTACAAAAAAGGAAACCTGGTGTATCTACACTGGGTTTTTTTATGCCCCTATTAAAATAAATTTGGTGGTTTAATCGTTTTTACTATAATTTTACCAAAGACAAACAAAAACCCTAATATATGCAACTGAAAACCGACAGTAAGATCCTGGGCGAAATAGCCAGCTTACAACACAAAATTTTGCGCCTAGAAGCATTACGCGCACTATCACCGTACGAACAATGTACATTTTTTTTCTATTCTAGTAGTGGTAAGTTTTTATCGTTAAATGAAAACGATTTGCCGTTTGACCTATCTTTTGAAGTTAGGATCCTAATAGACGCGGCTCTGGAACATTACCAGCACGAAATTAAACGACTAGAAAACAGTTTTCAATGCGACGTAAACTAATAAGATTAGCTGCAATAATATTTTTTATTGCAGTAAGCGTGCCAGTGTGTTTATTAACATATAGCGGCGCTGTTATACTTTTTTACCTATTTAAAATCTATCACTTTTTAAAACCAACAAAATGAAAAATGAGTATTTAAAAGATCTAGCCGACGGTTTTGGATCAATGAACAAAGTTGAAAACAAAAAAAATGACAAGCAACCCGATTACCAGGGCTACTTCAAAGCAGACGGCAAACTGTTTGAAATTGCTGGCTGGGTAAAGATTAGCAAAGCCAACAATAAGTACCTATCTATTGCAGTAAAGGAATTTACAGAAAAGCAACCTAATAACGAACTTTAAAAACTAGACAAATGAAACTTGAAAAATGTTCAGATACTACTTTACGAGAATTACAAAATATGAATTTAGAAATTTCTGAAATAATTGTAAAAAAATATCATAAAGTCAATCATGTAATACCTGAAAGTTTACAACAAGAATTAAAAAATTTTAATTTAGATGTACACAAAATTTTATTAGGCAGAAAATCACCAATTTTAAAAACATTATTTGAAAATAAAAATTATGAAAACAGATAAAAATTCACCAGCTTTTCCAGTTATGCCAGTCCAGGATCAATTTGGCCGCTTAGTGGCACCGATACCAGGACTTAGCAAATACGAACACGTTTTATTACAGATACTTTGCGCCAAAGAAATGCAAAACAATCATAGTAAAATAGGACTTTCAACACTTTTAAAAGAATGTACAATTTTAGCAGACGAGTATTTTTTAACCCTAGAAAAATTACAAGATGAAAAAGAAACTAGCCCAGTTATTTCAATTAACTAATAACCAGCAAGCTGTAATTGCCCTAACAATAGCAGCTATTTTAACCGCTTTACTTCAAAGGATCTAATGACAGACGGACAAAACAAATTAACTTTAGAAGAAAAACTTGCAGCTAGAAAATTTAAACCTGACTATATCCCCCCACAAAGCCAGGTAGTATTTACCGTTAAAAACAAACCGATCGGCGTTTTAGGAAACTTTATCGTGATTTCGGGGCTACCAAAAACGGCAAAAAGTACTATATTATCGGCCGCAATCGCTAGCGCTTTCCAACCAGGTGAAGTATTTGATATGAAATTTACTTTTCCTGAAGGAAGGCGCAAAATTGCGTATTTTGATACCGAGAGCAGCGACTACGATTTTTACAGACAAGTTAATAAAATAAAGCACTTTGCTAATTTAAATAATTTACCGCCTTGGTGCGACTGTTATACAGTGCGCGAGGACGGCCCAGCTGAAATAAGGGCTTTAATTGTCAATTATTTAGAAAATAACCCTGAATGCCCGATCGTAATTATTGATGGCTTATTGGATCTTATTTTTGATTATAACAGCGAAATAGAAAGCCGCAAGCTAGTGAACTGGTTTAAACGTCTTACAAAGGTTTACAACTGTTTATTTGTAGGCGTACTTCACCAGGGTAAAGGCGTAGGCGCACAAACACTAGGCCACTTAGGATCAAATTGTGATCGCTGGGCTTCTAGTACCTTAGAAATGGTAAAGGATAAAGATAAAAAAACATACACATTACAGCCTAGGTTTTTAAGATCTAGCGAAGATTTTGAGCCAGTGGTATTGATGAATATCGGCGGCAACTGGCAGCAAATATCTATTGAAGGTGAAAGCAAAAAGCCTGAAATAAAGCACCCAAAACAATTTACAGAACTAGACCACAAAAACATAATAAACCAGCTTATTTACGGCCCTATTGCTTACAAAGATCTAATTGTCGAGATCCAAGAACAAAACGCAAAGGGTACTAACTGGGCCAAACAATTATGTAAAATTTGGATCGATAAAAAATATATTTATAAAAACGAATTAAACCTATATGAAAAAAGATACTAAACGCTTCATAGCTTATATGTTAATGCACAAACATTTTAAACTGGTAAAGATAGGCGCCAACTGGCGTATAATATACAACGGCGTTACATTACAGCCTGAGGATATAGAATTTTTAAAGTTAATTGCAAAAAAAAGCGGCCAAAAATTTGACCGCCTGGACAAAACAATTAACCCTAATTAACTGCTTTATTTTCCTTTCAATGCAAATATAAATAAAAATGGAATACTACACAGCAATAATTTTTTTTGAGGATCACAAAGAAATAACACCAAAAAAATATCGGAATATAAACCGAGTTGAAAACTTTATTGAATTTGCCCGCAAAGTTGGTGGACATTATGTAAATTTATACGAGAAAAAAACGAAACGATTTTATTGCCGCGTCTGGTTGAACAATTAAAATAAAGACAGCAACCCAGCACGCCGCCAAAAAGCCAGCCTAGCGCTGGTTTTTTTTTGCCTGGTATGTATCGCTTAAAAAGTAGGTTAAATTAAAGGTGAAAAGAAAATAATTTAAACCAGTTTAAGTGGTTTA